ACTTCAACATTAGATAATCTATCTGTAGAAGTCTGTAGTCCTGATTGCGTAATTCCTAAAGTTCTTGCTGCATCTAAATCTAATTTAAAATCTTTTCTTACACCAAACAAAGCTCTGTTTGCATTTAGATATGCATCTACAATCTCACTTGGATCAATTGATCCACCGCGTAAAGCTTCTCTAGTAAACAACTGTCTAGATTCCCTTACCCCTCTTTGATAGTTAGCAACTTTAAATTTTAAAGTTCTATCTGGATTAACTGCTACAGATCTAAAACCAAACAAACCTGCAAACTCGTCACCAAATTCATACGCTTGTCCAAACTTATCAAACTTGCCTGGTATATCTTGTATTACATCAACAGACTCGATAGATTGATCTAATCTTTTTAATTGATTAAGTGAGAACGGCATCTGTGCTTCTACCAGGTGACCCATAATTTTATATGCCTTGTCTCCTGCTGTATCTTGTGGGTTAAATACTTGGAAACCATCTCTAGTTCTACCACCTCTAGCTACAATATCTGCTACTGCTTCTGTCCAAATAGATTCTGATATAAACGGTTGTGCAAATTCAGACATAGATCCAAACATACCTGCAATAAAATCATCCATCATGCCATCCTCATCTGTTCTACCATCAGCTACTTGGTTTAAAATAGTTTGAATAGGTCTAACCAAAGTATCGTATGCGTTAGCATGACTAAAATCCACGTATTTAAAATTACCTTCTTCGTCTTTTATTGGTAGTAGTGTTGAGTTTTTTGACCAGTCGGCTACATATCTTCTAAGAGCTTCTCTTTCTTCATCAGTCACATCATATATAGCTGCGAATGCTTCTGCTGTTGCAGCTGGTACAGCTACTGTAGTTGCACCCATACCAAATAATCTAGTGTATCCTATCGATTGAAAAGGTTTTACTTTTGTACCATCAGGTAAAATTATTTCTTCATTTATTTCTCTAAGACCACGTCTTATAATGTTAGTTCCTGTTCTAGCTATTTCTGCAGGGAACGATACGAAGTTACCAATAGGTAGTTTTCTTAAACCTTTTACAAAGTCTGATACATAATCATAGTTAGGTATATTATTTTTAACTATATCTGCTGCTTCTCTTTCTAAAAAATCATCATCAAATACTACATCAATACCGTTTCTCTTAAAAGACTGTCCTTTTGTTAAACCTACATTTGTTAAATTTTTTTCTATTCTTTTTTGTTCCATAGCCCATGACGCTATTTTCCAAAAGTCATCTTCAGCTGTGTATAAATCTTGTGATACTGATTTTAATTTTCTTAATGGTTTTAATAACATTCTAAATCCTTTATCTGCTGTCATTGTTTCACCAAAGTTTACATCTTCAAGTAGTCTTGTTAGATCCCCTATTTGAACCTGTGAATTCACAACACCAAGTTTTAAAAGTTTTTCGTATAAATCGTTTTGTTGTCTCGTACCTTTTAGTGGTGTTTGTAATGCTTGATACGCTTGTTTGATAGCTTCACCATCAGGCACAATACCATTTGCTGTAGCAAAAAAACTAGCACTAACAAAGTTTCTCATATGCGTTACCGGTGATAAAATTGTTTTAGCTACCTGTGATAAACCTTTTGGATATAAAACTAAGCTTTGATATAGCTGTCCTACCATCCCCGGTTCCTGTTGCTTAAGCCCTGTGTCTTTTAACGCTTTAGCAACACCAGGTCTTGCAAAAAAATTTGATTCTCCAAAAGGGTTTGTAGCACCTGCTGCGTTTTCTTTTCTTTGAAGCAATTCTGTTCTTGTTTCTTTTTTAACACCTTTCCCTGCATCAACAGTCAATCGTTTACCAGGATCAATAACCTCTACTAATTCATAATCTGTACCAAATAATTCTCTAGCTTCGTCTTCACTTTTAGCTAAAAAAGGTTTTGTATTACTTTGTCCTGATCTAAATAGTTCTGAAACTTCATCATTCTTTTTTAATAAGTCTCTGTAAAACATATTACGTCTTGTAAGCATGGATAGTTTTGCAGTAGCACCTATGATTGTTTGCATAGGGTTTTGTTGTTTACCAAACAATTCTTCAAATGCTCCTCTTAATTCTTTACTAGCTTTAGATTCAGGTTGATTTTTAATAGCTAACTCACCGATTGACACAAGGGGTTGTGCAGTTCTTCTTTTTAATGTTTCATCTAATGTAGTCCTATTAACAAAAAAGTCTGGTACTTTAAATATAACATCAGATGGTCTATCTAATCTAAAACCTTTAGGAAGACTAGGGTCCTTCAATGCATTAGCTACTATTTGTTCTGCTTCTAGATCTGTAAGATCCTTACCAGCTTCCTTAGCACTTTGTTTAAATACTTCTTTTGCTCTATCAATTGCTTCTCGTGTAGGCGTGTATCTCATAAATGGTAATATACTTTTGTTTTGAAACACATCGTAGGTTGCACCAATGTAGTTTTTAAATTTGTTACCAAACAATCTTTTAAATTCTTGTATTTCATTAGTCCCAAGTGTTCTTCCTAAATTAGAAAACAAGTCAGCCCACTTATCTCTAATACCCGTTAAACTACCAAATATAGTACCCATAGTTTCTTCATCTACTTTTAAGTCTTGTAATTTTTTAGCTAATGCTTCTTTTTTTGTTTGATCTAGTGCACCAAATGTTGCATAACCTTGGTCATCTATTTCTGCTTTACCTGATAATAACAACTCATTGACATCTTTTAATAGTGCATCTCTTTTCTTTTGATTAACTCTATTAGCTATATTTCTAAAAGGCGGAAATATTTTATCAATAGCTATGTCTAGTTCTCTAGATACAGTTTTTGCTCTTACGGCATCAGAAGATCTATCACCGATATTAGCTCTTTCTACACCAAACATTTCTGCAGTTTTACCACTTCTTGCCCTGAACCCTTGTGCAATCTTATCTATAAATCTATCTATCTTATCGTTTGAATCTGTAATGTTTTTATTTCTGTTAGTTAGTTTCTTAATAACTTTACCTGTGCCACCAATAATACCAGTGAATAAAGCACCCTCAGTACCAAACTTAACTCTGTTTAATAAATCTGTTAACGGGTCATCAGACTCTCTATTTATTTCTGTAGGTCCACCAATTAAATCACCGAACGTACCTATTTGTTCTACGTCACCAACAAATGCCGCTTCACCAACACCGCCTCCTAGCGCACCACCAATAAATTTATTTGTTCTGCCTTTAGTATTTAATTCTAAAACATCGTCAGCTAATTTTTTTACTTCACCCGAAGGTTTAAAATATTTACCAGTTTTTGCAGCTTTCATAGCATCGACTGCTATCTTAGATCCTACTCTAAAACCTGCAGTAGCGGGTATACCAATATTAACTAATGCCTCTGTTATTTGACCAGCTACAGTTGCTTCTGCTTTCTCGTCTAGTGTAGTAAGATCATCAAAGAATGCTTCAACTCTAGCCGCTCTGTTTTGATCTATACCTAAATCTAATAACGTTGCGCCTAATGAAAAGAAACCTTTTGGTATTGCAAGAAGACCGGAACCTACACCTGCTAGTACAGATTCAATTGTACCTACTTTATTATTACTTTCTGCATTAGCTAAATTTATTTCTCTTAATGAGGCCATGATTTACCTCCTAACCTATTATAGTATCTAAATCTACTGGGAACGTGTCTCCATCCTCATCAACTCTAAAAGCTTTTTTATTTATAATATATATGCCGGCATCTAATGATTGACCTTGACTTAATTCTTGTAAATAATCTATCTCGTCTTTATTTTCATTGTTCTTTTCCCATTTTTGGAATTTAGTATCATCTAATATGTCTGTTATTTTCTGACCTTTAGATTGAACTAATCTACCTACAAGATCACTTGTTAGTTCTCCAGTTTTTACACCAGCTAAGTCATCAGCTACAGATCTCATACCTGATAATTTTTTAGCTAATGGGTCATTTGGATTATTTCTAATATATTGTACTTGTTCTGCAAATGCTGAAGGTTTTGTTTGATTAATATCTTTTTGAATCTCTGCTTTAAGAACTGCAGCATCAATTTGTTTTTTAAGATTAGAAGATTTATCTAAGTTTTTAGATATCGCTGATATAAGTGAAGATTGTAAACTACCATCTTTAATAGAACCTTTTAAATCACCACCTTTTTCTTGTATAATTTTACTAGCGTCAATTAAAGAATCGTAAGTTGCTTCTTTATTCATCTTATCTATACCCATTAATTTATAGTATTTATTTTTATTTTCTTGAATTCTGTCTTCGTTTATTATTTGTTTTTCTGCATCTGATTTACCACCAGTTCCGCCTGTTTCAGGTGTAGCTACAACTTTATTTTTATCACCACGTTTTATTCCTGTGCCATCAGTTGTTTTTAGTTCATCTTTTTTCTGACCTCTTTTAAAATCAGTTCCTAATAAATAGTTTGCAATGCCTAAACCTGTATCAGCTGCAAGTCCTACAGCACCTGATGCAATATCAGGTATATTTTTAATCTGTCCTGCAGCTCCAATACCAATAGTTCCTGCAGTAAATGGATTTTCTCTTATAGCTTGTCCTAGTCTTGTTGGATCTTTAAGAGACTGTGTTATACTTAATGGTTTATTAGGATCTATTTTTATTCCTGAATATGATCCACTTGCATTAGGAACAGTTCTTTCTTTAGTTCGCGATATGTTAGGAGCAACGTTTCTAAATCTACCGGTTGGAAATAAATTTCTAAAAAAACCACCTGATTGTGATGGTGAAAATTTAGATGCTGTTCTCATGCTTCTGTAAACAGTAGGAAGTGCTCTAATACCAGCTGCACCTGCAGCATATAAAGCAGGTAATAAAGGAAACGCATAACCACCTCTACCTGTTTCATCTTTAGGTGCAAGCGGACTACCCACAGTATTAATAGCTTGTTTCTCTTTCATACCGTTCATGATACCCTCTTTAATAGGGCCGCCGTATCTAAACATTGGTCTATTTAATGTTTTCATATACTATCCGTATAATTTACCAAATAATCCTGCAACACCTGCTGCTGTACTTAAACCTGTAGCAAACGGACTAGCTCCACCCATAGGTGCTGGTGTTGGAGATGCGAATCCAGCTAATTGACCTAGACCACCTCCGTATTGTTGAAGTCTCTGTTGAGGTTCATAAGCTGCTGTTCTTGCTGCATCAGCTTGCGCTTGTAATTGTTGTTGATTTAATCCTTGTCTGAATGCTCCTAGATTACCTAATGAAGCAACGTCTCCTGATAAACCTGATCTTTGAAAATTAGATAATGCAAATTGATCTTGTAATGCTTGACCTCTTCTTGCTGTAGCATCTTGAAAAGCTTGTTGATTTAATTGAGCTGTTATACCTGCTCTACCTAGTGCAGTATCTGCCATGTATTGTCCTTCCAATGCACCTTGTCTGCCACCACCAAATGCACCAGATGTGTAGGCTTGTTGACCAATGTCTTGCATACCACCTGCTCTTGATTGATCATATTGTCTTAATGTTTCATCAATAACAGCTCCCTGATATGGAGACATAAATGATGCAATAGAACCTGCGCTGCCTGCTCCCCCTGCTCCCGGTCCAGTTAACTGTTGTGCTTGTGTTAAATAAGGTTGATATCCACCAATACCTGCAGTCGCCATGTTAATAGCATCTGTCTGTAACTGATTTTCACCAGCAACAAATTGTTGTCCAGTAAATGTACCTGTATTAATAGGTGTAGATGTACTTGCCGTCAGCTGACGGGCAAAATCTTTTGCTGAGGATTCTAAATAATCTGGTAATGACATTATTCTATTCTACTCTCCAATTGTTGTGCTTGATCAAACATTGATTGTGCAGGATTTTCCATGCCCTGGGACTCTTCTGATATAGTACCACCAGATTCCAGATTGTCCATCATATTCTGCATAACTTCTGCGCCTTGATCAATATCTCCCTGGCCCGCGTTTCTTACAGCGTCTGCTGTAAATACAAATTCATTTTTACTAAGTCTAGCTGGTACATCATCTGCTCTTTCCTTAGCTCCTAGTGGTACAAAACCACCTTCTCTATAATCTTTTTCTAGGCCACCTAGGTCCATAAGACCACCATCAGCTTTTCTATTTCTTAAAGCGTCGTAAATCATTTGATCATCAGATCCTGAATACATATCGCTATAACTACCCATAAATTCATCAACACCTTTATTTCCTAGCCTTAATCTTTTAGCTATTATATCTAAAGCGCCTTCATCTAAAGCATTAATAATATATTCACCCTCTGCATCTCTAGTAATGTCGTAACCTTCATCAATTAAGTCTTCTATAACCTTTACAGCCTTTTTAGATTTAGGTGCTATAAAAACATCTTGACCAGTTGCCTGTGCTTGATATCCATAATCAGGAACATAGACATCTTCATCACGTATTTGAACACTTATATCTGCATCATCAAATAAAGATTTAACTTTACCTACACCAGACTTTATCATCTGACCTGCTTTTTGTAATACACCACCACCTATTCTGTATCCTGGTCTTAAACTTGCTAGTCCACCATCAGCAGCGTAGAAAGAACTTCTTACAGCTGACTTAGGAGGCATGAAATATAATGCAGAGTTTGTTGGATCTGAATAGTATGCTTTAGCTTGACCTCTAATATCTTCTATATCTGCTTGAGGTTCAGTAAATGATGTACCTTCGTCAACTTCTTCATCACCACCCATAAAGAATGGCGCTGCAATTGAAGCTGCACCTAAACCTGAAAGCGCTGCTCTGCCTAAACTAAATTTACCTGTTTCAGGATTTCTAACAAGTCCTCTTAATAGACCAGTATCTGCTGCAAATAAATTTTTAAGATTAGCAAAACGACCAAGACCTTGACCACCTGCAAATATACCTTTACCACCTAGAAATTTAGCACCACCTAATCCATATCCAGCTGCAGCTAATAATGCAGCTTTACCTAACGGTGATTTGACTACTTTCTTTACACCTTTTCCAATTTTCTTAACTAGTTTACCTAAAAAATATCCTTGTCTCTGGTCTTCGAGACCCATGATGCCACCCATATTACGCATTTGTCTTTCCATATTCATTCTTGAAATTGCCATAGTTTTACCCTTTTATCGCCTTTTTGTTCTATAATCAATCATATATCTCTAGCATATCAGCTAGTCCACCGTCCATATAGTAAACTCTACCACCATCCATATAGTGTTGAGAATAACCTTGAGAAGTACCCGTTCCAGCAGCTGTTGCTTGAGCCGCGTTTTGTCCCTGAGCATTAGTTGCTTCTCTACCACCACCAACAGCCCTATCACTAGCACTATAACCACCACTATCTCTAGAAACATAACTACCTTCATCTAATAAACCTTGAACTGCTGCTACTCTTTCTCTTTCAAGTCTAGCTTCTTCAGCTTCTTTTTTTGCAGCTATTTCTTCATCAAATGCTTGTTGTTTTATTTGTTTTTGTCTAAATAAATATTTTTTTCTCATCATTGTGGTATTTTTATTTGCTAAAGCTGCTAATTCTTCATCATCACTTTCAAACAAACCTGTTTCAGGATTAAATTGTGCACCATATTTTTCAGATAACCTACCTGTTAAACTATCTTCAAGACCACTAAAATCATCTCTGACTTTTTCTGCATAGTTACCAAATGCAGATCTAACATTTACTCCAAAAGGATCTACGTAACCTCCTCCAGTGTTTTCACCAAATACTGTTGGACCCCTATAGCCCATACTTTGTTTTATAAATTGTTGATCTAATGCAGGCAGTGTATCAAATTTATCCATTGATCCTAAAATAGCACTAATAGGACCTATACCACCAAATTTATCTTTTAAACTAGATAGACCTTGTCCAACATTTTCAAACCCTTGTTGTATCTTACCGGCTTTAGTCAGCTCTAAAGGAACGTCTGTACCAGATGCAATGTACTCACCCATGTCTGGTCCAGTTAATTGTTGTTCTTTATAACTTGGAAAACCCATAAAAGTTTTATCGAGTTTACTTTGATACAGATCATTAACTAATGGTGTTGGTTGTCTTTTTGCATATGCATCAAAACCAGCTTTTGCAAAACTATCATAGTTTATACCACCAGCTTGTAAAGCTCCACCACCGCCACCACCTTGTGATTGATATATAGCAGGTATACCTGCAGGAACTTCATCAGGATTAGTTGGTTGATTTACAGTATAAGGCGCAGCTCTAAATCGTTCTTGCGGTATGAAAAAATCACCCGCAGCGTATATGTCTTTATCTACCTGGTTATAAAATCCTGGTGGTAACACTATTTATCCTCATCGGATGCTGCACCTAATGGTGGCATCGCTGCTACTTTAATTTTTAATGATCTTGTTATATGTTCTTTTTGAGTAGCTGTTTCAGGATTAGCGATATCATCTTCTGCTTCTTTATCTGAATTGTACTCATGATTAGTTTGTGTATTTCTTAATACTACTTCTGTTTCACATTTTACAACCGGTACTTTTTTACCGTTTATCATTGTGTATGCTACTTCACTTTCTTCTATAAATGCCATAATTTAATCCCTGTTTATTTCTAATATTGCACAAGTGCCTTCAAATATATCTGCTGTAGCAGCTTGTAACTGTAGTTTATCGTTCTCTTCTAACACAATTGAGCCGTCAGAGATAGACTTAGAATCTCCTGAGTTTACAGTATGTTCAGCAAATTGAAAAGCAGTTGTTGCTGAATTATCGTATAGAAAAGCTTTTATTTCCGTGTTTCCACTACCAATATTAGCCGCGTGTATGTTCTGTATTATGGCTCTAGAGTTAGATGGACAAGTATATACATCTATCACTGATGTTGAATTTAAGTCAAAGTTAGCGTTTTTATATATATTTGCCATATTAATTTCCTGATTTAAACCAAGTAAATCTTTCCGTCTCTTGTTTCAACTCATCTAAAAACGTAGAGTTTAACTGCTCTACTATAATAGCAATAGATCTATTGATTTGTTTTTGGTTAGACTCATCATATTCTTTTTTTGGTTCTGGTAATCTTACTACTACTTTAGCCATTATCTTCTACCATCCGGTTGTATATCTAGTCTCATAGTTCCGAATCTCCAAGATTCTGACGCACTATCATTTTCTATTTTTATATTAACAAACCGACCCCTTGCTCTTGTATCTTTTTTTTCTGTAGAAGTAGTAATTGTAAATGGACTCAAAGCTGTTGTTGTTTGTGAATCGGATGGATATCTTTTAACTGCAAGTGTTACTTTTGCATTACCTGCAAGATCTTTAAAGTCAGGTAAGAATCTTCTAACTGCTAAGAATACATCACCTGCTATAGAATAAGACTGACCTCTTTGTGCTTGTTGTAGATCGTAGTCATAAGATTGTATAAACGATGTAACTGTTGTTGTACTACCATCGGGGTTTACCTGATCTGTACCTACTTCATGTTCGAATAAAGTAGTTTGCCCGAGCCCTGATTCTCCAACAATGATTGGAAATGTTCCAGTAGCGCTATCATTAAATTTAGTTGCAATAGGGTTGGGGTATACGGTTGCATCAATCCAAGATGTTCTAGCTTCAGTTCCAATATACCAAACCGGTCCCGATCTATTATTACTTTCACCATAGTTAAAAATAACGTATTGATCATTATACTCAGAGTTTGTTGATGGGTAATACCAAGTTACTTCTGTATACTGGTTATTTAAACCGGCATATACTTGTTGCCCTTTAGTAGTATCTGCTTGATCATAAACATAGTCTTCAACAGTACAAGGTAGAGATTTAACAGTACCATCAAATGCAAAAAAACCATTTGTAGACATCCAATAGGCTACACCATCTATTTCAACCGCTGCATTTTTACCAATCAATCCACAGTTAGTACCAACTTGTTCAAATCCAAAGGTAAAAGGTGCGCCAATAAATTTCATCGTGTACAATGCATTGTCAGTCCAAACTAGAATTGATTCTTTTGCTTTTAAGGCACCTATAATTTTTGTACCATCTTGTAATCTTTGTGTACCTGCAGAGTTAATTGCAGTTACTGTATAATCATTTATGTCTTCTTGTTCTGAAAATCTTATAAACATATCATCTTGAGTTGACGGTGTGCCAATAGTTGTTTCAGTTCCTAAATGAATTAAGTGACGTGTTGTTGGCGATACTAATGTCACCCTTGTTGCAGTTGGATTATTTGTAGTTGCAAAACCTGAAGTAGATGTTGATGCTCTTACAGTTAAAGGATCTGTTGCTCCAGCATTCCATGTAAATGTTTTACCATTTGCAACTGTTGCAACTAACACTTGACCAAAATTACTTAATGACCATAAGCCAGGTTCTAGTGTTACATCGGTTGCAGAAGAAGCTTCACCCCATTTACCTGCTCCCCAAGTATCTGTACCCCAACCATAACCATATGACTGTGCTGCAGGACCTACTGTTTCATAAGGTTTAACTTCTAAACTACCACCTGTTGAAACTGTTGCTGTTGCATTAGAACTTTGTGTAATTGTAAACACACTTGAACTTGTAATACTTGTTACTTGAAATAATTTATCTTCAAAATCTGAATTAGAATAACCAGTACCTACCGGTAAAGTTACATTATCTAATAATATAACATCACCTGCTACTAGGTCATGACTTGCTTTTGTAATAGAACAAACTGCTGAACCTGATGTTGTTGCAAGAGTGCAAGAACTTAATGTAGTTTTCAAAGGCGTAACATCATAAAGCTGTCCTTCAAAATAAATAAGTAGAAATTTGTCTGTTCCAATAGCAACATATCTATTACCTGCTAAATCAACAAATGCAAATTCACGTCTTGCAACACCAACAATAGTATCTGTAATTAATGAAGACCAACCACCAACTTTTTCTGGTAGCATATATCTAAATCTTACGTTATCGCAGTCAACCCAACGCTGTTCAGCGCCTACTGTTGTATTTTGTTTGTCAATTCCTGGTAAGAATTGGAAATCAAGAAGAGCCATTATTTAGCCCCTATATTTTATCTTTGTAAACCCAGCCTCTAGTTGCATTAACATATACTAAAGTAAATGCAGAACCATTAGCTGAAACTACTAAATCTGAACCACTACCTAAAATATTAGAGCTGTTTCTACCGATTGTTAAGTTGTTAGATGCAAGGTTATTACCGCTGTCTATAAATGTAACTTCATTTCCTACTGCAGGTGATGCTGGTAGATTAATTGTAATTGCAGTACCAATACCGCTCCCTGAAGTATCTATCAAAACTTGATCACCATTAACTGTAGTGTATGTAGTAGTTGGTGTGTAGTATCCTTTTGTTTGTAATTTTCCTGTAATATTTGTTCCATCAGAATATAGAACTGTTGTTGATCCGATAGGTAATGCAACACCTGTTCCTGATACAGTTTTAATTGTAAGTGTATAGTTGCTAGATGATCTAGCTGTAGCGTCTTCTACAATAAAGACTCTTTCTGCAGAGTCAGGCATAGTAACTGCTCTATTTCCAGCTAGTGTGCCAGTTAATTTGTAGTATAAATTCTTACCATTTGCTGTAGCATGGTTTGCTAAAGATAATGCTACGTCTCCTGAACCTACTGCAAGTGATAAGTATCCTGATGATGCTTGTTCTAATATCTGTAAATTCGTGTTTGTAATAGTGCCCCAGGTTCCTGATTTCTCACCTGTGGTAATTAATTCTAGTTTTAAGTCACTTGACGTACTTGATGCCATATATTTCTCCTACGGATTATTCGGGTCAATAGGTACCCAAGTACCTGTTGCTCCTGGAACTATCGGATTCCATGATATCACAGAAACGGTACCAGTTGCAAGGTTTATTCTGTACCCTGATACAGGTACTGTTTGATTAACTTTTGTAGTTACATTACCTACAGATATCTCTATCTCAGAGCCTCCTGGTAATATTCTAGCAGAAGCACTAATTCCAACAGTGCCTGTGCTTACATTAACTCTATTTCCTGATATTGCAACAAATATACTAACTCCACCTGGATCGGCAAATGGTGCTCCGGCAAATGTGCTTCCTCCAAAATACATATCTTATCCTAATGATGTTTGCACTGGAGTCCAAGTCATATCAGCTCCAGGTACAATACCATCCCATTTTTTAATTAAAACTGTTCCATCAGCAACATTTAATTGATTTCCTGTTACTAAAGTAGTTGCTTTTGCAACAACAGTCACTGTTCCTGTTGATAAATTTTGTCTATTGGTTGTAACAATTGCTGTAGCATTTGCTTTTGTAGTGACATCTCCTACAGCTATTTCAACTGCGTTTCCTGTAATAGATACATTTGCTTTTGCAACAACAGATACATCACCTGTATCTAAATTAATTCTGTTTCCAGTTGTCGAAACATTTGCATCAGCTGTTAAACTAACTGTCCCTGTAGATAAATTTACTCTACTTCCGGTAACACTATATTTAAATGCAAATGTAACAGAACCTGTGTCTAAATTAACCCTATTTCCCGTAACAGCAGCAACTGCTTTTCCAATTGTTGTAACATCACTAGTATCTAAATTAAGCCTGTTTCCTGATACACCAACTACGTCTGCAACATTAACTGTTCCTGTAGTTAGATTAACCCTTTGTCCTGTAACACCAAAATTAGCTGCGGCTGAGACTGTAACAGAACCTGTTGCTAATTGTGTTGCAATTCCTGATACACCTATAACATCTGCTACTTGAACATTACCAATTGCTAAATTTAACCTGTTTCCAGTAGGTAGAACTAAAGCGTCTCCTACAATACCGACGGTGCCTGTCGATTCATTAAGTCTAATTCCTGATACAATCGCTAATGCATTAGGATTAAATCCTGGGTCTGCAAAAGGTGCTGATGCAAATGAAGTTCCGCCAAAAAACATAAATATAAATCCTTAAAAGGAGACAGGGGGTATGTGGTGGTGCCCTGCCTCCATCTAA